CGTATTGTCCGTTGAAGTTTTTACGTGTTTGTTCGTAAATCGGGTTACCTTTAATATCTTTTTTGCGTGTTTTAAGAAAATCTCCGTAAAAAACGTTTTGATTTGAGAAAGTTCCTTGTCTGCAAAAATTCTTCATCTTTTCGTATCGTTTGAACTCATTAACAGCAATTTTACCTTTAAAAAATTTTTCTTTGTCTTTACCATCGTTTCGCATAGTATAAACAAGCGTATGAGGTGTTCCGCAATTTTGGCACACTGCAAATTCAACACGTTTGTAATATCCGTTTGTGTTAAAAATCAAACGAGTAACTTTCAAGAGTTCACTGCAACAATACATAAAAACCTCAAAATAAAGACGGCAACAAAGCCCTTTTTTACCTTTCGGCTAAATGCCATAGCTCCGGTCCGCCTCATACGTGCAATTTAAGTCCGGCATTAGACATTTCAGGCTTATTGTTATTATAGCAAATTATTTTGACCTGTTTGGGTCAACTTTTAAAACAAATTTTGTATTTTGGCAATAGCTGCTCCACTTATTAATGAAGCTCTATTTTTGACATTAAACACATTAAGCAACTCTTTTACTTTTCTTTTTATACTACTTTCAGAATACCCTATTTTATCCGCTATCTGCTGGTTTGTGCTGCCGCTAATCAATTCCTCTAATATAACTTTTTGTTCTTCCGTAAGCTTCATAAAATCTCCTCAATAAGCTAAAAATTGTGTCGCTAGTTGTATTTCATGTTATTTAGAACCTTTTACAATGAAGTTAAGTAATAATTTATTGTGTTGATTGTTTTTACAGTTGCTTTGTTGTGTGCAAGCAGTGTCTGAATTGGGTATTCACTCAACCCCATGTCTAATGCGAGCTCATAGGTCGAGATTTTTCGCTGCTGTTTTAGCTTTTAATTTTCTTTGCTATTTTTGCGGCATCTTGAGAGCTTGCGAAGACATGCATTATTCTTCTCCTTTCGCCTTGCGGATGATATCGAGGATATCATCGCAAATAACCAGAGTTGAACCTGCGTACTTAATGTGTGTTTTATCTAATGTTACAATCTTCTCAATCTCATCAAGGGCTTGCTTGTAACGGCTATTTTCAATCATTATCTGTTCGTTAGTTGTCATTGTTTACCTCCTTTATTTCAACTCTTGGATCAAGGAAATAATATCCGCTGCCGCTGTTTATAAATTTGTTCATAAAGCACCAAATGACAGCTTGGATTTCAAAGGGATAGCGTTTTACTAAGCTTTTTGAATCCCCGTTTGATGATGTCAACCATATCTCGTAATTCTTCATTACAACTCGCTTTCTAGCCATTGTTTAAAACATTCATAAGATATACAGTATTTAGTCCTCTTACAAAATCCTCTCTAATCACTTAAAAAATTATCAATAGCTTCTGAAATATTATCTAAGGTCTTTCCCGCTTCTCTGGGGATTTTTTCTGTTATTATTTCAGGAACATCTTCAAAAACTATTTTTCCTACAAATTCAAAAATATCCATTATTCCTCCAAAATCCTCTTTACTTCTGCTTTGTCGAGTTTGTTAACTTTTAAAAGCTCAAAAATAACAATGGCAATAAGGTCTTCAAAGCTTTTTTTAGACACGTAGAACCTTCCATAGAAACCTGCCATCTGTGTTACCTGTAATGCGTAAATATCATAAGGTTGTGTATAATGAAAACCTAAGGGTATCTCTCCTATCAGCTTAATCAGCTCCAGCTGCTTGGCGGGGGTGAAGGGTGGGTATTTCTTTTCCCAAAAATCAGATTTTTTAAAATCTTCAAAATTTTCAGGGATACTTTCCGCCTCTTCATCCTCCATCCAATAATCTGAACATTGCAAATGAAATCCCCAATTCTCCCATAGTTTTTTCACCGTTTTTTCTGAAACTTCCTGGAAGTTACAATCAAGGTCTCCTACATTTACTTCCATATAGAACCTTGGTTTCACTCCCGCCGCTTTCATCATTTGTTCTATATGGTTAGTCATTTTTAGCCTCAATTCTTAAATCCTTACAAAATGTTCTTTTTTGAGTTTGAAATGGGTTATTAAAATCGCGGATAGAAACGTCAAACATTGGAGATTGTAAATTCTCTGTCGCTAAATCTTTATCCACTACATATAATCGCCCTTCGTAAATTTTTTTGTCATCACAAAAAACACTGCCTACTGATTTATCAAATCTTTTGTCAATCTTAAAATTCACTATTATCAACAAAAATGGACTAAAGACAATTAGCAAAAAAATAATAATAATTACATCTTTACCCATACACCCACTCTGCCTCTCTGATTGCTTGTTTGACAGTATTAGGGTAAATTGTGTCATTTATGCACCAAATTAATGCTTCTAAAAAATCACTAGAATCATTAATCATTGTAAACGAGTAGGTTGCAAAGGTCGCAATTGTGGGAAAAGCTTTTATCGGGAGTGTTAAATTAAACAGCCTCATAAAATTCTCAGGCTTGCCGAAGTCAGGATAGTCTCTTATTACTCTTTTTATCTTTAAGCAGCCATTTCTAAAAGTTTCTGCATGTGCAATTATATTTTCTTTTGTGGATTCATATTCTACATCCAAGAAATTTAGAAAATATCTAATTTTCGGTTTCATCCCGCACAGCTCGCATAGCTGCTTTGATAGTTCTTTAGTCATCCTACACCCCGCTCTTAATCATCTTAATAAGACGTTCTTCGCCTATGCGCTCAATGGCTTTGTCTAGAAAGTCGGGGTCTAAACAATAGGTTGCACCTTGATTTTGACAGGTGCACATTTCATCCCTATCAATGTAGTTTCCTCTGGATGTGTAAAAAATACAATATTTCCATTGCTCGCCGTCGTTCCAATCAATAACCTCATCGCCGTTTAACTCTTCTGCCAACGCTCTTAGCTCTGCTTTTGTCTTGAGGTTTTCAAGGTGTTCTTCGGCTTCGTGCCTAGTTTTGAAACAGTTGCCTTGAGAATAATCCCAGTCAGTCACTTTTTGAATTTTATTACAGTCAAACATTATACGCCCGTGACGGATTACATAATAGTCGTCATTCTTATCAGGCTTCCACCTCTTACCTTTCTTCTCGCTTTTCAGCTTCTCAATTTCTTTGCCGAGTTCTTCGTATTTTTGTTCTAGTTCTTGTAATTTCATTTTATCGCCTTTCTAAGCTCTACAACTGTTGTTAAATCGTGTTCTTTCAATCGTTTCATAAGCTTTTTGTATTCTTTTTCATCTTCTATCTCGCCGTATCTGTGGATGCGTTCCATTTGGAAAACAAAGTTTTTGTAATCTTCTTTTTCGAGTGACGAGGGATAGCTCTTTGAATTTTCCATATATTTATTAAAAAGCTTTTCTATATGACTGACTGTGTTTCTCATAAAACCTATGTAGCTCATCTGTTAGCCTTTCTTTAATGTCTTTTGTGTGATATCTAACTTGCACGTCGGAAGCTTTTGCCTTCAAATTCAAGCTTAAGTTGGCAAGTTTCATTTAATCTGTCTAATATTGCTGCAAAGTCAGGTATGTTTTTAAGTTTTTTTATCATTTCAGGATTTGCGCTTATGCCGATTGGTATTTTGTGTGAAATCAACTTGTCAACGATTTTAAAAACAACTTCAAGGCGGGTTTCTGTATATTTTTCCCGACCTATGTCATCCAACACAACAAAGTCAAATTCCAAAAGCCAGTTTAGTAGCTTTTCTTCTGCTCTTTCGTCACTTGACCTGCGCGCAGTAGAGAATTTATCCAACAAATCTGTAAGTTGTGTAAACAGACAGTTATAACCTTTTTGCATGAGCTCATTACAGATACAAGCCAGAAGAGTAGTTTTGCCGGTACCGACATTACCTATCAAGCTTAAACCCGTTGAGTTATGAGGTTTGAATACTTTAACATATTCGATACACTTGCGTTTCATCTCACTGTTATCAACCATATCAAAGCACTTTTCCCGAAATAACGGTGTCATCATTGAGTTTTTGAATTTCTTTTCTAAAATACGTTTTTTTTCTTCTTGTATCTGTGCTTCTTTTTGCTTTTCTGCAAGCTTATCAATGCAATTGCATTGTGCCACCCAGAGTTTTTTTGTTATCCCAAGAACAGTGAAAGCTTTCATTTCATATGGCTTTCCGCAATGTTGACATTTTATAATCTCCATCCGTCTGTCTCCTTTGTATTTTGTTGCCTGAATTTATCCGGATTTTTTCTCCGGTAGTCCCAGTATGCTTTTAAACGTGCATAGTGGATATTTGGTGTATCTTTTGACCAGTTTTTTTCTTTGCCTTCGGCTATCCTTTTTGAAAGGTCTTCTATCAGCTGGCTCAACGCTTTTTCACTCAACGTGAATGCCAATAGTTTTTGATACTCTTTGTCTGTCAGATGTACATTTCTGTATTCTTGTCCGTACCAATTTTTCAAAATTTGAATGGCACTTTTTTCTTCTTCTTCATCTTCTATATTGTTATCCTTATTATCATTATTGTTTGTGTCCGTTTGCTGTACTGTTTGGTGTACCGTTTGGTGTGCTGTTTGGAATTGGTCGTAGTTGCAAACCTCGATTATTAAACGATTTTCAGCATTTTTTTGCTGTATCATTTTTTCGCATTTTAAGTAATGTATGAAGCGCCTAACTTTTCCGCGGCTCCAACCCCATCTTTCTGCCAATGCAACCTCGGAATATCCGCACTCGCCTCTTTGAATTTCAACGGTCAACCCGTTTTTGACTTTCAACAAGCCTTTTTTATGATTTGTAATGAGCAGTAGGTCAACCCAGGCCTGCCCTTTGCTGAACGGTTTGTCCTGCCAGAGAATATTATTAAGTATTTTTCTGTGTATACTTATCCAACCGCTCATTTTTCACCTATTATTGTTTTTGTTTGAACGTCTTTCGGATGTCCGAATTTTTTAACCAATGCTATTACGTACTTTTTCATCTGGCATTTGTATCTTGTGTCTTTAAAATATTCGCTGTACTTACAACCGTCGCACACGCAGCCTCTGTCCAGGCATTCCTTTGCCGACATTGTCCATCTTCGTAATATTGTTGGTTCTATCTGTTTTTTATACATTCTTCTGCTCTGATATCTGATAAGAAAAAGGGGCATATATTCGGGTCTGGCATGATGGATATGCCCCTGAAGATGTTCCATTATCTTGGAGAAGGAGTTAAGAGTTAATTGTTTTTTGACAGGCCATACATAAAGTCCTGCCGAATTTTTCTGTTGAGTAATTAGCCACTTTCTCGGTTATTCCAGCACCGCAATTGTCACAGTAGAAATCTTTTGCAGCTTGTGTATCCTGCTTAATTTTGTTTACTACTGGCTGCACTGTTGGTTGGGTTTCAGAAGGCAGGTCATCAAAATCTTGAGTAAATATTTCTGAAAGACTTGCAACTGTCAATACTGCGTCAATTTGCGCACGCTTTTTTGCCATTTTAAGGATGGTGTTGGCTTTTGAATTGGCATCAGCTTCTATCTCATATTTGTAAAAAGTACCCTTTGCTGATTCAATCTTTTTCTTTTTCAATAGTTCTTTGTCAGTTCCGGGCGGGAGGTCTTTTTCATATACAAATTCGTAAGCCCATTTTTTTTCTTTTGAGTTTGCATGGCCTAAGCCCTCGGTTATCTTTTGACCGTTCTTGAGCAGCGTACATTTTACTGTATAAGCAAAAAAGCCTTTGTCCTCAAAACTTTCAGTGTGTTCAACAAGTTCGTAACTTGAGGTAATACTTAAAGCCATAAGGATTTTCTCCGCCCCCGGTTTTAACAGTGTGGGTTTGTCTCCGCAGCCTTGAATTTTACCGTAATCATGGTTTTCTGTAAGTATGTTTTTTAATGTGCTTTGAAGCGTTTTAACCTTTGTAAGTGTTGCTGAAACAAGATTTACATCTAAGTCATTGATTAAAGACAGCTGCGGTATTGTTTCTACTATTGCGTTTTGTGCCATTATTCGGTCTCCTTGTTTTTAGTAATTCTCATAACCCTTATTGATTTTTCACACATATATCGTTGTGCTAAATCAGGGTTTTCATTTTTAAATGTTTCAGTGTCGATTCTTCGCTGAATTTGAGATTTCCACGTAACTTTATACTTGTCAGTGATAAGCCCGGCCTTGTCTGCAATCATTGTTTTGAGCTCTGTTTCAATTTCTCTTTTTTCTTTTTGCAATTCATCAATGTGCATTTTTATTTCTTGCAGATAAGCAACCCTTTCGTCCATTTCCTGGACCTGAACGAGGTCAGCTGTATGATATGAATAAATCTGTGCCAGAACCTCATCATCTTCGGGCATAATAACAGGTGGAATTCTCTCTTGAACCATCTTCCAGAATTTAAGGGACTTTTCAACCATCATATTAAAGAGGTCTTTGTCAAATTCTATGGGCTTGTAATCAAACTTCTGCCCGCCTATCAAGCAAGCTATCCAGCCTGTTTTACGTCCTGTTATTCCCAGGTACCAGATAACCTGTAAAACATACTCTTTAGGGATTTTATTTTCCCATTCTTCCAACTTATATGCAGAACAGGTTTTGCACTCCAACAATTCATCTGTACCTGTCACAAGTCGGTCAACATGAGCAACTAAAAAAGGATAATCCGGATGAATGTATGTCTTAGGCGCCTTTCTGACTTGCTTACCTGTTTTTTCACTAAATAAATCAGCCACAAAGCCCTCAAGTCTTGTTCCCATCTCTACAGATTCATTGGTTGATAAATCGGTTTTTATCTTGCCTGTTTTCTCTGCCCATAGCCTGTAAGGCGTTGACCACCGGCTCTGGCCCATAACAGCAGCAATATCAGAACCGCCAATGTAGCTCATACGTTCTTCTTGTGTAAACATTAAGACACCTTCTTTACATTCTTTTGTGCCATTCGTTTGAGCCCTTCAAAAATACCTTCTTTGCAGCATTCATCTGTGTGAGAACAATCTGATGGATAGTCTCTATGTACACAGTAACAGCAGGCTTCCTGCTCATTCATAAAATTAGTTGCTATATTCAGCATTTCTAATAAAGTTTCGTTATTGTACATTAGTGCACCCCCTGTAAAAGTTGCAAAAACGGTTCTGCAGCACAAAAGAAGATATATGCCGCCACAAAGAACACAACTGTCAACAACGCGTCTATGCAGATTGATATAAATTCTTTGTTTGTCATGCTGTTTGCTCCTTATGCTGTTTGTTTTTTACTTCTCTTGTATTCTCTTAGCCACGCTTTATATTCTTTTTGATGTACCGGGTCTTCGAAGTATTGTTCAACTTTTCTTAGCAAGCATCTTGCGTGCAATTGAAATTCTATTTTAGGTATTTCTTTTGGGTTGATTTCTGCCATTATTGGGTTCCATATTTAAAAACTTTTGTAAATTTTGCATTACAAATAGACCCTTTATAGGAGTCTTTTTATTGTGTTTTTGGTAAGATATTCTTACGGAATTTAAAGAGAGGAGATTGCTTTTAAGCAGTTTTCTCTCTTTGTTTTTCCTGAACGTAGTCAGTCATAAGTTCTCTGATTACTCCAACCATAGATTTACCCTCTTTGGCTGTAGCAACCTTAAAAGCACGGAGTAAATCATCGGGAATGTACATGTTAAATGCTTTCATTGTATAATTCCTTTTAATTGAATAATTCGTTAATTATATTATTATACCAATTTCGTATAATGTCAATACGATATCCGTATAGATTAAGAAATGTTACATCAAATGTATAAAAATCATTTAAAAGAAATTAGAGAATTTTGGAAACTAACTACCTCATCTTTTGCTGAAAGATATGGTTATAATCAGCCGACTTATTATCGATACGAAAAAGGAACAAATCAAATACCTGATAGACTAATACAAAATCTTGCCTTAGAGGGGGTTAATTTACATTATCTCTTCACAGGCGAAGGCCCTATGTTCCTTCCTCAAAAATCAGAGAAACAGCAAAAGTACGAACAAGCTTTTAAGGAACGCAAAACTTTCGGAAAACGTCTCAATTACTATCAAGCAGAAGAAAATCTCATGGATGATGAGATTGCAAAAATTATAGATTCCTCTGAACGCCGTGTAGAAAAACTCGGACTTGATAAAGAAGAACCCACTCTCGCCGAGCTAAAGGCACTTAAAAAACATTCAGGTATACCAATTGACCTTTGGGTTGACGGTGAGCTTACAGGCGATTCTAACACTGTTACACAAATGTTATCACCCGAAGAACAAAAAATGCTAGAATTTCTCAAGAAGGCTAAAGAGAATAAGTTGTTGTAGGATTTATGGTTTATTCGGATTAAAATTTGCACTAATAACTTTTGACAGACATTAACGTAGGTTTATGCAATTATAATTTGTATACAAAATCAACTATAATTCTTTATTTTCTTGTGTTTCCGATGTATAATACAGAAAATATTGGAGTGATGATGCCAAATCTAATTAATATTTACTGCGATGAAAGTTGCCATTTAAAAAATGATAATTCAGACTTTATGATTATTGGAGGGATAACTTGTCCTTACAATAACAGAAATCTAGTCTTTAAAGAAATAAGAAATCTCAAAAAAAGATATGGTTTAAGCGAAACTTTCGAAATAAAATGGACGAAAGTATCACAAAGCAAAGAAGAATTTTATGTTGATTTAATTAATTATTTTTGGGGCAATTGCTTTTTGAGTTTCAAAGGACTCTTAATCGATAAAAATGAAATATCCAAAACAGCTGATAACTTGGGATGGGAAGCTTTTTATTACTGCATGTATCATTTTTTATTATTGTCAATTTTCAATCCTCACTGTTCTTACAATATATATATGGATATAAAAGATACAAGAGGAGCAAAAAAAAGAAAAATAATATTCGATATTCTAGAAAGATTAAAAAATGAATTTAATTACAAAAGAGATATTGATATAGAAAAAGTGCAAGCTGTTCAATCACATGAAGTGGAACTTATACAATTAACAGATTTGATTATTGGTGCAATAGCTTATTTGAACAGAGGATTAAAAGAAAATCAAGGTAAGGTTAAAGTAATAGATATGTTGCAACAAAAAACAGGCTATCCATTAAATAGAACAACTTTTCTAAATGACCATAAATTTTATCTTTTAAAAGTTACAGATACAAAAACAAAGGAAGTCTAAATGCCTGATAATACTCCTTTGCCAAACTGGCTTCCTCCTATTTTGAATCCAAATGAATTTCCAACAATCATTGAATTTATAAAACATCTATATTGTATATTTGAAAATGATTTTATGGATCCTAATAATCCACTTATATTTAATAACAAAATAGTAAAGTATTCATTATTAAAGTTATACACACGATGTGAAAAGCTTCAAGCGAAGGGCTTTTTGAATTGTCGTAATGTACATTATAATTGTACGAATTGTCCTTATGTTGAAAAAGAAGATATTTTTAACCATATTACTTGTAAGGATTTCAACAAAAACTCAAAAAATCAAATAAGAACCCCGGGTATATTTGAAGAAGCTAGAGCTGTTCGTATACATTGGATAAAACATATAATAAACAATTATAAGCAAATAGAAGTCTATTACTATCAAGACTTTGATGTTGCTGAAAATGCCTTAAATCATTGTTTTTGGCTTAAGGAACAAAAATATTTTGTTGTAATAAGAGAGGACAAAAAAGGAAAATTATTTTTGACAACAGCTTATTATCTTTATGACAGAAAAGGTACATCTCGAATTAGAAATGCTTATAAAAAGTATTGTAGAATCTTAAAAGAAAATACAAAAAAGACCCCAATCACATAGGTTTGAGGTCTTAATATCTCATCCTGCTCTAGGCAGCCTACACATGGTAGGTGAGTACTTATATTATTCCCATTTTTAGGAATTTTTAAACACCCTATTTGTATGAATGTTTACTAATCTTTATCATCTGATTGTATGACATAAAGTTATCATTAACATGACATTCTATCAACTATTTAATATTTAACTAATAATTATCGTAACATTAGTATATTGGGCCTTCATAATTAAGAGCCGAAACCAAATCAATGATAATGGCTCTTAAAGTTAACTTTTATTTTACGGAAATATTTGCCTATAACCGTGTCTTAAATCTCTTAGCCTGAAACGATTCTTTTTATTCATTTTTCTTAAAAGCCTTTGATCAGTTGTCTCTTTTTTGAACTGGCTACCATCGTATCTGTCTATTTGCTTGCCTGATATAAGCTCTAATGATGTTGTTGTATTAGCATAGTAGTGATACTGCATCTCAATAATTTCAAAAAAGCACTCCATAATTAGCCAGGTAAAAAAGATAAAAGTAAATATCCTGCATATGTTTGCTATATTAAACCCTTTTCTTACTAACTCCTTGATTCTCTTACCCAGCGTAATTGTTGTTTCAGTCATCTTTTCATACCTCATTTAATTCTGTAACAAGCCCGGACAACAACATTATGGTTACATTTATGTAAAAGTAAAACCTTTGTAGAGGCGTTTTTATAGGGTTTTCAAAAAGATATGATGAATTGTAAAACTCTTTTGTGCTTTATATGGCATTTTAGAAGTATACAAAGTAGAATATGTTTATTGAAAGGATTGTGTAACTGCAGATTATGAAAGAAGACGAAGAGATTATAAAACGTGGTGCTGTATATGGAAGATACAGCAGCGAAAACCAACGTAAAGAAAGTATAACCGGGCAGTTTAGAGATTGTTATAAATGTGCCGAAAGTTATGATATCCCTATCCTGTATGAATACTATGACGAAGCAATGACGGGCAGAACAGCCAATCGTCCTGAATTTTTAAAAATGATTCAGGATGCAAAAAAAGGTCTGTTCAATTATCTTTTTGTTTATTCTACAGATAGATTTTCTCGTAATCGTTATGATTGCGCTGTATACAAACACCAACTCAAAAAAGCAGGCGTAAAAATAATATATGCAAAACAACATATTAGTGACGGCCCGGAAGGCGAAATTTTAGAAGGTTTTCTTGAGGTTCTGGACGAATATTATTCAAAAGAACAGTCAAGAAAGTTTAAACGAGGCAGGAGAGAGACTGCTATGCAAGGTAAGTGGATAGGGGGAAAGCTGCCTTTTGGAATCATAAAGAAAGAAGACGGCACTTTAGCACCTGACCCTGATAAAGCACCTGTAATAAAAGAAATATTCGAAAGATATACCAACGGGGAATCAGCAGTATCAATTTGCAAAGATTTGAATGCAAGAGGCTATAGAACAATTGACGGAAACACCTTTAACAAGTCCTCTTTGCCGCATTTACTTCGTAATGAGAAATTCATAGGAATCTACAGATATAAATATGAAATAGAGGAAAAAGGCGAAATTATTTTAAAAGAACATATCTCACACTTTGAAACAACAATAACAAAAGAGTTATTTGATAAGGCCAACGAAATGATGAAAAAAAATCACCAGACACCTCATAAATCAAAAACAGAAAGTATAGATTTTTTGTTAACCGGCAAATTAAAGTGCGGTTTAGATAATGCAAATATGGTTGGAGATAGCGGTACAAGTAAAAGTGGACAGAAATATTACTACTATTCTTGTCTAAACAGAAAAAACAAAAAAAACTGCAATAAAAAATCTATAAAAAAAGATTTTATCGAATACCTTGTCGTAAATGATGCTAAAAAGACTCTTTTAAAAGATGAAATTATAGAGTTTATAGCAGAACAAATTGTTATTTTACAAGAAAGGGAAGCAGATACAACAGTGCTCGATGGCTTGAAACGCCAATTAAAAGAGACCGGAAAGGCATTAAATAACATATTAAAAGCCATCGAAAATGGTATTTTTACAGATACGACAAAAGCGCGAATGCAAGAATTAGAAAAACGAAAAAAACAGTTGGATAACGAAATATATATAGAACAACGACGTCTTGAGACCCCTAAGGTTAAAAAAGAACATGTAATATATTGGCTGCAAAAATTCAAAGATGGTGATGTTAATGATATCGAGTATCAAAGAAAAATAATAAATAGCTTTATTAATGAAGTAAAAGTTTTTGAAAATAAAATAATTATTTCATACAATTATAGTGGCCAAAATAGCCAAAACACTCTATCAATAAGCAATACAGACATGTTCGAATTTGATTATAATGGTGGAGCGTACGAGACTCGAACTCGTGACCCCAACACTGCCAGTGTTGTGCGCTACCAACTGCGCTAACGCCCCTTTGTCATTATTCTATTTTAAAAATAATTAATTATCAATATTTAATGCTATTGACGATGATTTTTTATAATGTAAGATTAATACATTGATAATTTAATAAAATGGGCCTGTGGCACTCTGCCGAGGAATGATTAAGTATCATTCCGAGAGGTGGTAGACGCACAGGATGACAATAGAATATGGGCCTGTGGCGAAATTGGTAGACGCACTAGACTTAGGATCTAGCGCCTTTGGTGTGAGAGTTCGAGTCTCTCCGGGCCCACCATTTAATCAAGAGGCTTATTTAAGGCCTCTTTTTGACTTTTTTGCCACTTTACCAAATAAAAGTTGACTTAAAGTCAGGTTTTATGAAAAACTTTATTTGAGATTAAGTAAATATTAATAATTTATAAAGAAAAAGCTCTTAAACTACAAAATAATTTATATTAGAATTGGCGGTTACGTCTCTTGACAGGTTTATTTGATTATAGAAATAAGCCCACGTCGTTAAATTACTTGGCGTAGCTGTGCACTAAATATACTTTAAAGCGACCATATAAAAATGGTCGCTTTTTGCATGCAAATTTTAGAAAATAGAAAGGAGACAAACATGCAAAATTCAAACAGTTTAAATACTACAAAACTTGAGACAGTTAAGGAAAAACTGTTCTCAACAAAACATCCATCAGAAAAGATGAATGATGAAATCAGAAATAGAATCTTGAATATGAAAGAAGAACAACTAAGACGATTACGACCGTCACAGTTCGAGACAGGTACTGCGCCTATTTCTGATGAGGACTACCAAAAGATTTCGGAGTTAGCTGATTTTATTGCCGAGCATGTTCGGGAAGTGGGTAAGGAACAAACTATTCTTGATTTTCAGGTCGGTTTAAATCTGCTAAACAATTACAAAAAAGAATCTTTGATTGATTCAAAAATCCAATTAATAGAAGATTCTGATTTTGGTGAAAAGACTTATTCGGCTTTATTTGATGTTTTACAAAATTATCCTTTAGAAGTTGTGAAACAATACATCAAGCTAGGAGCAGCCAATAATGCTATTTGGGCAACGAAAAATAATCCGAAAATTAATACGGACAAAAAGGTAGAAAATATTACATTAAAACTTGACGAAAGGAAAAACTAAAATGGGGAAAAAATTATACGGCTATATTTCAAAAGAAAATATTGAGTACGAATGGAAAACAGAACCCGGCGCATGCGAGGTGTGTCAAAGACTGGATGGTACAATATACGATTCGACAAATGATATTCCTGATAGGCCTCACCCGAATTGCAAGTGTCATATTGAAATTCTGGAAAAAGAATCGGATGAACCTGTCACAGACCCGATTGATGCATATAGAGAAAAGATAAAAGACAGAAAAAGAAATGAATTAGAATTAGCAAAACTTTTAGGCGACGCGAAGTCTTTGGAGCAGGAGATTGATGAATACATCAGGCGAATCAATGAACAAGACAGAGAAGTTGAAAAGCTTGAAAGCACTATTGATGCGAGTAGGTTAGATGCTAAAGATAGGCAAAAACTAGCTAATGCTAAAGACCAAATGGAATATGCTAATTACAGAGGAAAAAACTTAAAGCAAGATGTAAAAATTCTTCAAAAAAAAATAGAAAAATCAGACGGCACAATTGAGGAAATCTCTAAACTTGATTTTGAACTAATAAGACTGAATCAAATAAAAGAAGATTTAATGGTGAAGTATACTGAAAAATGGATGGCAAATATTGGTGGAGAAATATTTGCATGGCAACATAATACTTCAGAAGCTTTGGCGTTATACAAAATAGGTTCTTCCGAAAGAAATGGCAATATTGATTACGTACAAAAAAACGGATATATGTATGAAAGTGTTAAAGAACTAAAGAACAATCAGCTAGAAAAAGATTTTTCGGATAGGCTACAAAAAGAAATCGGTAAAAAGGATGCACCGATTTTGGTCTTAAATCCCGACAGCACAATGGCTGCGGCTATTCAAAGAACAGAAGAATTGCAAACGTTTATCACTAATAATATTTCTGCATTAAAAAATGGCAGCACAATCAGCAACAAAACTATCACCTTTAAAACAGGAGATATGTATAATGCATTGCATGGGGCTGTAATCAGAGAAGCCCAAATAGATGTGCAAGGAAATTTAAATATACAAATAACAGATGTTTGGAATTTTAACAAAAATCGTCCGAGTTTAAGAGGACGTCTTGGTGAGAAATATCAAGAAAATGGAGAACTTACCAATTATGGTATTTTAATAATAATAAAAATTCCTCAAGAAAAATGGCAAAAAGT